CCTCAGATTTCTATTAATATTACAGGGCTGTCTCAACCTACAATAGACGCCTCAGAGGTTGACAACTCAGTAGTAGAAGATGTAGAATACCGCCTTAGTCCTTTAAGCAAAGAGTAAGTATGTCTAAACAATGTAAAACATGTCTTGAAATAAAAGATGTCTCAGAGTTTAGATCTTCTAAAGGACGTAAGGGCACTTACCAGCTCAGAAATCAATGTAAAGCTTGTGAACGTAAAGCTTCTTTAGCATATGAAGAAGCTAACAGAGAAAAACGTAGACAAGAGAAAAAAGAGTTTTATCAAGCCAATATTGATAAAGAAAAACAACGTAAGCGTGAGTTCTATGCTAAGAACTTAGAAAAAGAAAAAGCAAGGGCTGCGCGTTGGAGAGAAGAAAATAGAGAGTATTTAAGAGAAAAAGACAGGAAAGATACTAAAGAGCGTCCTGCTTATTTTTGTTATAAGACTCAGAAAAGACATGCAGCTAAGCTACAACGAACCCCTAAGTGGTTAACTGAGCAACAACTGAAGGACATCCAAACAGAGTATGAGCTTTCTGCATGGTGTTCAAAGGTAATGGGTGTTAAATATAACGTAGATCATATTGTACCTTTACAGGGTAAAAACGTATGTGGTTTACATGTTCCGTGGAATTTAAGAGTTATTCCGGCTTCGGACAACTTTAAAAAGAGTAATAAATTCCATGACAACTGAATTAAACTTTGCCATGTTATCGTGGCAGCAAAAAGTATTTTCTGACAAAACACGCTTCAAGGTTGTTGCTGGAGGTCGTCGTCTAGGTAAATCACGCCTTTCAGCAATTACTTTGTTGATTGAAGCCTTGAACTGTCCAGAAGGTTCCGCTGTAATGTATATTGCGCCTACTCTTGGGCAGGCCCGGACAATTATGTGGGACTTGCTTCAAGAGTTAGGGCGTCCTGTTATTAAAAGCGCCCATATTAATAATCTTGAGCTGACGTTGATTAATGGTCGTAAGATACTTGTCCGTGGTGCAGATAACCCTGACTCATTGCGCGGCGTATCTTTGACTTACGTTGTAATGGACGAATGCAGTTTTATTAAGTCCGACATCTGGGAAAAAGTAATACGAGCCGCACTGTCTGACCGTAAAGGTCGAGCTTTGTTTATTACAACGCCTAACGGGCGTAATTGGGTCTATGATATTTTTAAACTAGGTCAAGAAGAGACTGACCCTGAATGGAAATCTTGGCAGTTTACTACAGCTGATAACGAAACTATTGATCCTAAAGAGATTGAAGCAGCTGAAAGAACATTAAGTTCGTTTGCTTTCAAACAAGAGTTTTTAGCATCGTTCGACAACGCAGGTAGTGATCTATTCAAAGAGGAATGGTTAAAGTACTCTGATGAGCCTGATTATGGGGATTACGTCATTGCTATTGACTTAGCTGGTTTTGAGGATGTAGCTAAGAATGCAGGGGCTTCAAAGAAGCGTCTAGACGAGTCAGCTATCACTATCTGTAAGATCTTAGACAATGGTGATTGGTGGGTTAAGGACATTATTCACGGTAGGTGGGACATCCGAGAGACTGCCTCTAAGATTCTCCTTGCTATCAGGGAGCATAGGCCCATAGCTGTAGGTATTGAACGTGGAGCCTTGAAGAATGCAGTGATGCACTACTTGGAGGACTTGATGCGTAAAAATAACGTCTACGCTCATATCCAAGACTTGACTCACGGTAACAAGAAGAAGGTAGATAGGGTTGTCTGGGCTTTACAGGGTAGGTTTGAGCATGGACGTATCAAGCTCAACAGTGAACATAAGTGGAAAGAGTTTCAAGATCAGTACTTAATGTTTCCTACTACTGGGGTGCATGATGACTTGATTGACTCTCTTGCCTATGTTGACCAATTAAGTGTCACCTCTTATAATGCAGATTATGAAGACGATGGCTACGAGGTATTAGATGACATCAGCGGATATTAACGATAAATGGTATTTTACAGGAAAACCTTGTAAAAATGGACACATTGCTCCTCGTTTAAAAAGCAACAGATGCTGTAAAACATGTTCCTATGAAAAACGAGAAAAATATGAGAAAAGCACGGCTTATTTGGAATGGAAAGCTAAAAACAAGAAAAAAGTAGCATCAGATTGGCAAAAAAGAAATAAACCAACTGTAAACGCTAATACAAGAAAACGACAAGCAAAGAAAATGCAGAGAACTCCTTCATGGCTTTCTGACTTTGATTTACTTAAAATTAAATGTTTGTATCAAGTTGCGGCTATGCGTTCACGGGAGTCTGGACAAGAATGGCAAGTTGACCATATTGTACCATTACAGGGAAAGAATGTAAGCGGTTTACATGTACCTTGGAATTTACAAGTTATACCTAAAAAAGATAATTTGATTAAAGGTAATAGGTACTAGACCAATTAGCTGTAACTAGCTACACCGCTGACTACGAGGAAGATTCGTGGGAACCTCTTGACTCAATAGCTGGGTTTTAATGTATACTGCATGTTCAATAGTTTAAAAGGACAGATATGCACACGTTACAAGATAAAGCAGCAGCTATTAAACACATGAAGGAGTGGGTTGACACTCTCAAACGTAGATCTGACTATGGACAACACATGCATATTCCATCAGAGATGAGTGCTGGTGTTTGTTGGGACTTAGCTGTTGAACTAGAGCAGTTTATTAAATTGACGGAGCAGGTATGACACAAGATGAAATCCTTAACGAGTTGCACAATGTTGTAGCAAATAATCAGCAATTTACCACTTGGACAGTTTCCACTCCTCATTTAGTTGAGCTTGTCAACCGAGCAATAAAACGTGAACGAGAAGAATGTGCAAAGTTGTGTGATTCAACAGTTGAACAAACGTATATGTCAGGATATACAGGTGCTGTACATTCGGGAAGACGTGAATGCGCAGCAGCAATACGAGCAAGAAATATAGATTAACAAGGAATATATGGCTGATAAATTAAGTTTATTTGGAAACCTTGTAGAAACAGGTGTAAAACTCTACGATAAGACGCAAGATCGTTCTAAGTTACCTGCGAATCAGCGTGTATTTCTTGAGAGCACTCTTGACAATGTTAAGACACCTATTACACAAGCTGTGTTATCAAAAGCAGAGCAAGACGCTTTAAAGAATCTAATTGTCTCTCGTTATGAGCCTTTAAAAGGCCCTATGGCTGAGTACAAAGCTCTTCTAGAGAAAAAGCTTGCTGATGACGCACAAGCTATAAAAACTAAAAATAGAGACAGGATGATGTATCCTGAGTTCAAACAACAAGCTTTAAAAGATCTACAAGCAATTAACGGGTTTTTTAACGGATCTCTTAGCCCTGATTTTTTAGAGTTAGCTTCAGGTAAGACTAATTACGAACGTAGCTATTTTTTAGGTCAAGCCGGGTTGTACAACTCAAAATACGGTAAAACAGGCACGCCTTTTAATGTACCAGCAAACATTCAATATAGTGACTATAACAAGCAAAATAAAACAGAGGCTGATAATACTGTAGGGGCTGGTTCTACAAATCCTGAAGCAGCTATTCGTACTTTGTTAGGGCGTTTTAACTATACTGTAGATCCAAATAATAATCTTGTTATTAACGATACTTACGACTTTAACCCACATCCGGGAACAGGCGGTACTGAAGCACTAGGCGGAGATCCTGAAGCTTCTACAGATCCTTTCTATACATCAATCCGACTATATGCAGGAGAAAAGCTCCCTCCCGGTCAAGGACGTGTTGTAAACATGAATTTACCATTGGCCCCTTTACAATATCGTGATCCTTTCGGTTTTACAATTAAGTAAGGCTTGACATTTAGTATTAAATATGATAGTATTCCTCACCTAAAAGGAAACAAATGGCTGATAAAGAGAAATTTGATAACGTAGAGAACATGGATGCTCAGTGGGAAGAACCTACAGAGTCCGACAAAGAGCTAGTAGAGTTCGTTGTTGAGCACTGTGATCGCTGGCGTGATTACCGTGATACTAACTTCCTAGATGACTGGCTTGAATTTGAGCGTATCTTCCGTGGTCAGTGGGCCGCTGAGGATAAGACACGTGAATCTGAGCGTTCTAAGCTTGTAAGCCCTGCTACTCAGCAGGCCGTAGAGACTCGCCATGCTGAGATCATGGAAGCTATCTTCGGTCAAGGTGACTTCTTTGACATTGGCGATGACGTACAAGATGTGAACGGTAACGACATTGACGTGAGCATGATTAAAGCTCAGTTGATGGAAGACTTTGCCAAGGATAAGATCCGTAAGAGTATCGACCAGATTGAACTCATGGCTGAGATCTACGGTACTGGTATCGGTGAGATCATCGTTAAAGAAGAGACAGAATACAAACCTGCCACTCAAGCTATCCCCGGTGTTATGGGACAAGCTGCCATCGGTGTGATGGAAGGTAAGCGTACAGCCGTTAAGATCGTACCTGTCAACCCTAAGAACTTCTTGTTTGACCCTAACGGTACAACCATTGAAGAGTGTATGGGTGTAGCCATTGAGAAGTACGTATCCATGCACAAGGTTGTTAAGGGCATGGAAGACGGTATCTACCGTAAGGTTAACATTGGCCCTGAAGCTCCTGATGATGATTTGGAAGCTACCCAAGAATCCTCTCAGTTCCAAGACGATAAAGTTAAGCTGTTGACCTACTACGGCTTGGTTCCTCGTGAGTACTTGGAGCAGCTTGAGAACGATGGTGCAGAAGTTGTTGACTTGTTCCCTGAAGACTCCAATGCTGATGATTACGCTGACTTGGTAGAGGCTATTATCGTTATCGGTAATGATTCTTTGCTTTTGAAGGCTGAAGCTAATCCTTACATGATGAAAGATCGTCCTGTTATCTTGTATCAAGACGACACAGTGCCTAATCGCTTGCTGGGTCGTGGTACGGTTGAGAAGGCCTACAACATGCAAAAGGCTGTGGATGCTCAAATCCGTAGTCATTTGGACTCTCTGGCTCTCACAACAGCGCCTATGATCGCTATGGACGCTACCCGTCTGCCACGTGGTGCTAAGTTTGAGGTTAAACCCGGTAAAGCTATCCTCACCAATGGCGCTCCAAGCGAGATTGTCTATCCGTTTAAGTTTGGTAGTACTGATGGCTCTAACTTGCAGACATCCAAAGAGTTCGAGCGTATGCTTTTGCAAGCTACAGGCACTCTGGACTCTCAAGGCATGGTGTCTAATGTCTCTCGTGACGCTGGGGGTGCTGGTATGTCTGCTGCTATGGCAGGTATTATTAAGCGTTACAAACGTACTTTGACGAACTTCCAAGAGGACTTCTTGATTCCTTTTATCAAGAAAGCTGCCTTCCGATATATGCAGTTTGATCCTGACCGTTATCCAGCGGTTGATTTGAACTTTGTGCCTACAGCTACTTTGGGTATCATGGCTCGTGAGTACGAACAACAGCAGTTTATCGCTTTGTTGCAGACTCTAGGCC